CATCGATGATGGAACGCGCGAACAGCGGTTCGAAAAACGGCATCAGGCTTTCGACGCGCCGCATCGTGCCGGCGGCCAGCGTGCGCGTGACGATCGCCCACAGATCCATGCGCGTGCCGTCCGGCGCGGGGACGCAGCAGATGTCCTCGACCGCGCCCTTGACCGTCACCTGTCGGTGCCAGCCATTGATGTCCTGATCCTTGCGCAGGGTGCAGCTGGCCAGCACGCCGTCGTCGCGCACCGCGAACAGCGTGCGGTAGGGATCGCGCATCCAGGCGAGTTTCGTCACGCCCGGCCCCGTGATGTGATCGGCGGCGATCGTGAGATCAGGGGCCACGTAATCGGACTGGTTGATGTCGTAGCCCATTTCGTGGATGCGCTTGCGGTCGCGGCTGATGAACACCGGCCCGTCGACTTTCACCGCATTGGTGTAGGCCGAGCCTTCGCTTGTGCCCTCGGCGATCTCCACATTGTCGGGCGCGATGCGCGTGCCGTCCGCCGGCTGCAGTGTGCATTCGTCGCCCGCCGTGCCGATGCCGAGAACCCGGAACGAACAGAGCCAGGCGGGGAAATTCACCTGTCCCTCGCGCGCGGCCATCGTGTATTTCAGGGCTTTGTCGTCGGTGACGTTGATCGCCTCCATGTTGGTGTAATCGTCGATGCAGCTGCCCCACACCGTCGTCGGCTGATAGTCCGTCGCGGCCGCGTAGAACCGGCCCTTGTGAAATCCGACCAGTTTTGGAAAACCGCGCCGCGTGCTCCACGCGCCTTCCGCCCAGCGCCAGGTGCCGTCGCCCTGCACCTCATCGGGGATGTAGGTAATCGCCTGGCAGGAAACGTGTCGCGCGTCCGTGTAGCCGGTGATTTTGGCGATGCCCCAGCCGGAATGCAGGAACTGCCACTTGATGGCGTTGCCGCCATATTCGTCGCCGTCCCAATCGACGCCGACCAGATGCACCGGGGGTTCGGTGCCGCCCTTGTTGTGAATGGCGGCGCCGACCTTCTTGTACCAGTTGTTGCCCCAGCGCCGGATGATGCCATCGGGAGCGCCGTCGATCTCGGGCTGCCAGACGGAATATTTGTTGCCGTCCGGCGCGCGGATCAGGATCAGCCCGCCGACATTATCGGCGGTCCACAGATCGGTATTGGCCGCGAGATTGAAATCCGTGCCCTTCGGCATTTCTCCGGCGGCGTCGCTGGAAATCGTCACGCCGTCGTCGATATTTTCGTCGAGGAAGGGACCATTGCGGAACACCGCATCCTCGATCGTCCAGTCCGTTTCGGCCAGGCGTTTCAGTATCTGGACGGGCCGTTTGCCGGTCGACAGGAACATAACGTCGGCCTGTTGCGCGTAACGCAGCAGCGCGATTTCGTCGGCCGTGAACGAGGTCGCGAGTTCGAAGGGATCGGCGCCGTCGACAAGAATGCCGAAATCGCGAAAGGCGCGCATGGTGCCGGCGCCGAATTCGAGCGCGTAGCCGTCCGTCGCCGAAAATACGAACGGCACAAGGGTCGAAGCGGCAAGCGCGGCGTGAACATCGCGAAAGCCGGAACGCCGCGTCATGCCGCCTTGCGCGAGCACCACGAAGTTCTCGCATTCCTTGAGGGCTGCGCGAAAGCGGGTGATGTCGGCGCGCGCGTCGAGATTGGGCGAGATCTCGCCGCCGGTGAAATTGCGCTGGGCCGAGGCTTCGGTGCGCGCCATCTATCGCCTCGCGCGCAGAACGTCGGATTCGGGCACCTCATCGGCGGTGCCCTCGATCGCGTCGGAAGGGAAGGCGTCGAGAAACGCGGCTTGCGCCTGTTCGCTCATCGACTCGGTGATCGCCCCATCCTTGGCGAGTTCCGGTGCGCAGGCGGATGCGAGCGCAAAGGCGAAGGCGGTGCGGAATTGGGCGTCCCAATTCGCCACCGCCGTTTCGCGCGCGAGATAGCGCACCCGGATGGGCGAGCAGTAATCGGTGAGGATCAGCCGCCCCTCGACCTTCCATTCGCCGTCCTTGCCGTCGCACTCGTTGACTTCGAGCACACGCAGGCACCACGGATCGGTGGGAAGCCCGTATTGATAGCAGAATCCGAAGGCGGGTGCGTCGACGAGCTTGGAGAGCTTGGCGCGGCGGCTGGCGAAATTCCACGGATAGCGGCGAATCGAGGTATCGCGCACAGATGCGAAATGCTTGCGCAGCACCATCGCGGTGTTCGATTGATCGGCGTCGATGTCGACGATGGCGGGAACGCGGATGTGCGAGAGCGCTTCATTGGCGACGGCCGTCTCGGTCGAGGCATCGATCTGCGGCATGCATATCCCGCGTTACAGAAAGGGAAGGGGGCGGCGCGCAGAAGTCTCCCGAACCACAAACACGCCGCCCGCCGATCCGCGGGCCGAGGGGGGCTCGGCCCGCGAAACCGTTATTCGGTGGCGTAATCGAGCGTCAGCGCGATTGATCCGTCCGCCGTTGCGTCGGCGTTTTGCGTGCCCATCACGGTGAGATTGCCGCCCGGATCGTCGGCATAACCGGCGATCTCCCATGCGCGCTTTGCACGGTTGGCAGGCGTGATGCCCGTCAGTCCCTTGCTGCCCGCGGTGTGGATGTCCGCGCCGTCGATCAGGCAGTTGACGGACTTGGCCACATAGCCGTTCACGTCATCCTTTTTGCCGAGACCGAGGTCGTAATCGATCACGCCGGTGAGCGCGGTGAATTCAAGCAATGAGGCCGGATTGATGATGCAGCTCGACGGGATTTCACCGAATTCGTGCGTCGAGGTTGCGGAATCGCCGTTGGCGACCGTGGCCACGCCGCAAAGCTGTTTGAGACGCCCGGCGCGCATTTGCACTGGCTTGAGCGACGGCGGCGTCACAGACGGGTCGACGCCGGAAGATGCATATTTTTTCACAACACCCATTTTGCTTCCTGCTTTCTGGAGCGAATGGCGCTCCGGTTTCGAAACATCGAGAGGCGCGCGGACCGGAGCCCGCGCGCCTTACGATCAGGCTTCCTTGCAGATGACCTTGAACACCTTCTTTTCGTCGGTGCGGGTCGCGCCGGCGTACTGCTTCAGGTACACCTGCGTGTTGAACTGCTTGTCGGGGCGCTCGCCGATCTTCGTGACGAGCTGGGACCATTTGCCGACATGCATGCCGCTGCGGCACCAGGCGGGGCACCAGCGGTAATTGCCGGATTTCTGGATGCGCTCGACATGGACGATGTTCACGCCCATGTAGGCTTTGAGCACGCCGTTTTCGAGCTTGCCGTTGTCGGCATAGTCCTTGTCGACATACTTCGCGTCGTTCCAGAGATCTTCGGCCTGCTGGCCGGTGAGCGCGATCGACAGCGGGTCATAGGTGATGTCGATCTCGTTCTCCATCGCCAGGCGGCGAAGGCGAATGAGCTTGGCGACACTCATGCCGGTGTCGGCGCCGCCGACGTCTGCACTGACGTCCTGGCTGCCGTCATTCGGAAACGCCGTCGAATCCGTGCCGTCTTCGCCGGTTTTCGCGTTGCCGAAAAAGGCGGGGATGATGATGCCGACGTCGAGCTTGCGGCCCATGGCGATCGCGGCGTTCTGCGTCAGTTTCGACGTGGGGTCGACCAGCTGCAGCGCAAGGTCGAAGGGATCGAACAGATCGCCCCAATGCCATTTGCGCGGCGCAACCCAGCGCTGATAGCGCGGGGTGGACATGATCGGCGTGTCGCCGTTGCGGGTGTCGTCGAACTCCGCTTCGGTTGCGCCCAGCTGCTTCACGACTTCGGCGGAACGGCCCTTATAGGTGTCGCCGTCCATCAAGCCCTGCAGCTTGCCCATGTACTGCGGAAGCAGCTGGATGTTCGTGGTGAACTGATCCTGCTGCCACTTTTCGATTTCTGTATCTTCTGTGCCGGACATAGCGGCATGCTCCATCGTTTGGTTGATCCAGACGGTGGGGTTGCCCGCTTCGGGGTCGTCCGCCGGTCCTCTGTCGAGAACTTTGGCGGCGCCACGGACCCGGCCTTACCCGTTACGAGGGCCAGTCGGCCGGACTTACCCGGCAGGTAGCGGACGATGATTTGCGCGAACGCGAATCAGGGTTACCCGCTCAGTGGTTTCAGGAGGGCGCAAGGCTTGGGAAATTCGTCAAGCAAAAAAAACGGGGAGGCCGAAGCCTCCCCAGTTGCTCCGATGTAGAGCTGATTCTATTTCGCGCCGCTGATGAGCCGTTGCAGTCGTGAGACGCGCTGCACGGCGTCGTTGTGACCGGGATTGTGTTTGTCCTGGTACACTTTCAGGAAGTTCGGATCCTGCATGAGCCGGTTCTTTTCGGCTTGCGCGGCCGCCGGCGAATCCTTGAAGCCGCCGTCACCGCCGCCTTTCAACGTATCCTCGCCCAACATCTGCGCGATCTTGTCGAACAGCTTGATGGTTTCGACGCTGCCCATCGCCGCATCGGTTTTGTCGATCAACACGCCAGGATCG